CCATATTGCTGTTCAATTAAGCTGGATAAAAGCTGTGGGCGGAACTGGGATAATGCCCCTTGAATATTGCCACCACGCAGACCGCCCGTAGCCGATGCACGTTGCAATAAAGCCTCTTCACCCTGCTGTGCAAGTGCTTGAAAAGTCTCTCCACCACGGATGCGCTCAATGGCGGCTTGTTCTTCTTCTGGCCCTCGTAAACCCAAAAGTGCTTGCTGTTGCTCAAATGATCTAGCCCCTGCTGCTTCAAAAGGCGCAAGCCTCGTTAATGCCCCAGTGCCTGCGGTCACATAAGGAGACATCAGTTCAACGAACTTATCGAACTGCCTGCGCTGTTCATCAATTCCTGCTTGTGCGGCTGCCGCTTGCGTTCTGCTGGCTGCTTCACCTGCTTCACTAGCTTGTTTTGCGCCAGTTATGCCGCCAAAAATATCACCAATTAAATCGCCAACAAAACTCATATTGCACTCCATTCTTGTCGGGTCATGCCTAATACATAGACATCTTTGACAATACCGCCTTGCACACAAGCACAACGCCTACGGCCTTCTAATTTGAAACCCAACTTGATGCAATAGTTCTTTGCAGTTTCAAGTCCTTCAATAATGTAAGCAGTCACCCGCATGATTGGTTGAGCAAAAGCCCATGCAAGGCAGGCAAGACCAAGGGTTCGAGATTCTTTTAAAGCTGATTTTTTAAGTAACGCATGAAGTTCTAGTTCGACTGCGCTTTGCTTGATAGCAATAAAAGCACCAACAAATGAACCGCCAACCCAAGCAGATAGGTAAGTCACGTTTGGGTGTTGGATTGGTGCAGCAGGGCGATTATCATGCCCAACTTTTGTGATGTACGGGTCTGAATAGACCTCCATCAAATGCTGCTCTGTGATTCCAACCGTAACCATGCACAACTCCTATATAGGGCAGGCCGCTGGATGCCATAACTCAGCGGATTGATTTTCGCACAAATTGACAAAAGGTCAATATTCTTCTTCTTCTTCATCTTCCCAAGCCTGACAAACCCGCATATCGTTGCAGATAAAGTTCAGCTTTTCGCAATGCCCACGATACCCATATCCAGTGTCATACCCAGCCATCGGGATTCGTTCAATCCGCACTTGGGTCATCAAGCTGTTGTCGTAATAACCACAGTTCGAGCAATGCTTGCGCCTTGCATCTTTTGCATCACACTGCATGGCCTCTGCCAGTGAGTCATAAAACTCAGGGTTTGCCTTTGGGTCGTTACTAGGTTCTTCAGGTCCATAGTGCCAATCTTTTACCGCAATCAGGAAATTGGCTTTATTCTCAGCAACGGTTAAAAACTCCTCCTCGCTTGGCAAGCCCATGAAACCCTTGGGCATCATCATAAAATCTTTCATTTTCTACTCCTTAAGAAATTTCTCTGCCTGATGCCCGAATGGTCAAGGATGTTGCAGCCCCAGCAAGCGTGGATATAAACCCACCAGCTTCCAAGGCTTGGCCCACCAACTCAGGGCAAGTGTAGGTCTCATCGGGTACGATGGTTCGCGCATCAATAATCAGGTTCGATGCCCCTGCTGACCCAGACACAGTGACAAGGTTGCAACTAAAAGTTACATTGTTACCGCTGGTGTTGGTCACCGTGAACTTGTCAATAATAGCTTTGACATTTGTTGCGGTGTATTGGGTGGTTTGTGCATTTTCAGCTTGTTTAGCTGGAATCAGGACTTTTACTGTGACTGTCATAGGACACCTTCAATGTTGTTGTTGACTGTGAGAATTATGGACGGGATTGCAGGGACTGGTGCAGTTGCTGGAACCGCTAAAACTTCAACGCTTAAATCAGTGACTGAAAACATTACTTCAACATAGTCGTTAGCTTTTAGGTCTAAAAACAAATTGTAGGCTGAGAAAATCTCTGCGTTGTTACCCTGAATACGGATAACCCCTGCGCTATTGGCAACATTTACACCGTTCAGCCTGAACCAAATGTAAAACTCCGCAGTGCCACCCGATGTTTTATCTATTTGAAAGCTGAGAGCAAAGTTGTATAAACCCTCGCTGTCAACAACAATGCGCGAGGTAGGCGAGCCAATAAATACGCCATTGCTCAAGTCAGTCGTGTTGAATGTGATGGCGGTCGCTGTGTTGATGACTGTAGCGGTCTGCGTGGTGGTGTCGAAAAAAGACCCATATCTTGCTCGCTTGAACTCCCTTGGCGGTGGGGTCATCTGCAAACCATCGACCGCTTTATTCAACTTGTCCACCAGTGCCAAAGCCTGATTTGCTTTGCTTTCAGCCAATGCCACCGTTACCGCAGTTTCTTGCGCCAATAATGCAATTCTGTCAAGTGCATTCTGTGCCTTTGCACCTAATGCCGCATCATTAACTTCAGTCTCTTGCGCTAAAGCAATAATCTGCGCCAACGCATCATTTGCTGTTGACTGAGCTATTCCTGCGGCAATATTTATCTCAAGCACCACATCAGGCGCAATCGCATCAACAGTCGAAAATAGTAACTCAAACTGCCTTATCTGCTGTTGGTCAGTCAGGAATGTAGCAAGCTGGTCTCGCGTCAAATTCAGCTTACGAGAAACTGGTGCGGTTGCCATCAGTACGCCAATGCTTCTATTTGCGCTTCAAGTCTTACATAAGATACATGAGCATCACTATCGCCACGGAAACGCTGTATGCGCCAGTTCCGCATATGCCCCTGCTGAAACCATGCAAGGCGCTTTTTGGTGTTGCCAATCGTGCCCACAGCAATAAACTTTTCTTGGCTGTATGCCTTGCCATCTAGCGAGTAACTAGTGCTGATTTGTGGATTTTTGCCAAGGGCAATACTACCTGTCAAGCTGACCAATTCCATCTCGTTGAATATTGCCCCGTTACTTTCGTTGTAGACAATCAGGGTTCCAAACTCCCAATATACTTGCTGCCCCCAGTGGTGTCCTGTGTCCTGCACCAAGTAGCCGATGTTGCTTGTCTGTGGGTCACCCACCATCCACTTGTCGTACACCCACACCATGTTTCTAGCACGATACTGCGAAAGACCTACTAAGGTACTTACCAAAACAAACCAAACTGGTGTTTGCAATGCCTCTGATGCGGCTGCGTCATAAACCAAAGTTTGGTCAGGCAAATGCACATAAAGGTGCTGGTGACTTTTATCGTTCCTTGCTTCCAACTTAACCAAAGCCAACTGCGCTTCGGTGTATTCCAACAAGATGTTGTCAATTTCTTGCGTGCTGATTTTTGTAGTTACCGCCGCAGCGCCAACGTAAATACTTGGGGCTTCATTTCTGCCACTACCCAAAAATGCTATGCGATCAATAAACACACAGCAAGCAAATGTTCCTACTACACCTTTTTGTATTTGTGCACCATCAATCCGTGCAAATGGAAACAAGTCGCCACCCACATTGTCAAACACTTCAATCGTGTTGCGGTTCAGTGCATAGACCTCGTTTCGCAGCTTAAGCAAAGCCACCACAGGGTCAGGGTCAACCTCTGAACTCCCGTACTTCAAAGGATTAACAACTAGCGGATTTGACAGCTCAGTAACAATCAAAAACTCGCCATCGGTGGTCATGAAGTAGCCATCCACCCACACTACATCCAGCACCACCCCAAGGTCAGGGTCAGTCACTTGGGTTAGGGTCGAGCCGTTCCAGTAATAAAGCCGCCCACCCGATGCTATTGCCAACTCGTCAAAGCTGTAATCAAAGGTCACCAGTTGATCTGTTGGTCCACCCACATCGCCTAATGTGGTCACTACGCCTGCGCTGTCTATTTCCACCAGCTTTGTACCCATTACCCGATACAAATCGCCCTGCCAGTTGATGCCCCCTCGGTCAATTCCTGTTCCTGTGCCGTTTGCCACTATCCCATCGCCCGGTCTCAAAAACCCATTGCTGATGCCTGATTGTTTTGGCACAGGCACTAAATTGACTGGGTACGATGTCCGCAACTCAGGTGTGTTGTCGGTGTAAATACCGTTCAGGATAGGTATTTGCATTTACTTGGCCTTGTTTCGGGCTGATATTTTCTTTGCTTTGGCTTGAGCATCTGCCTTTGAAGTAGCCCCCCAAGCCCTCAAACTCAACAGCAGGCGGGTAGGCTCACCGTCTTTATATTCAGGGCCAGCGTTGCCGCCCATACGGGCTAGAAACGATGCTCTGCGGGGATTGTCGCCAGTCTTGACTGGTGGTTTTAGATTCATGCCTTCAGCCTTTGCCGCAGCACGACCTTTTGCGTTCAAACCGCCCTTTGGGTTCTGACCTTCTTTGCGTGCATAGACTGGGGTTTTCATCTAAAACTCTTGATCTTTTCGGCAATCTTTTTTGGTTGCTTTGCAAACTGCTTGCCTTCTTTTGTGGCCTGACGCTTTGCCCTTGAGGTTGCAGCGTATTCTGCAGGAGTCAATGCTTTAATGGCGGCTGCTGGAAGATAACGCTCTCCAGTTTCAGACGATGGCTTGCCTGACTTAGTGCGCCAGTCTTGCTTGCCCCAATCTGACAGTGACTTTTGCGGGGCTTTCATTTTTTGGCTTTTTTGGGTGGTGTATGTTTGAGGTTCACACTCGCCGCCGTGTGCGTTGCACCAGTCATAACCTTATCTCCAATCTTATGCACTGGGCCTTTGTAAACTTTGCCATCAGGCAAATAGTGCGCTGTCTTTTTAGTCACGATAGCCACCGCCTTTTTTCTTGTACTCCACAGCTAACATCTGTGCTTTTCGGGCTGACCATTCGCCGGGGTCGCCACCCTTTGTCCCTGCTTTGATTCGCTCAAACAGGGCTTTACGCATGGTTGGCTTGGTGTAGTTGCCAGCCGCATTGACCGAGGATTTGGGTTTGGTTGCCATTACGCACTCACAGCTTTAATTACAGCAAATGCAATAACAATGGCTTCAGATAACGAACCCAAAGAAATATTGCGAACGTTAATGCTTGCTGACCCTGCGGCTGATTGGGCATTTAATAAGTATGAACCAGCCGTACCGCCACTAATGTGGTTCATTACCAAAATATCGCCAGCTTCAATTACAGTGTTTGTTAAGGTGAAACTCACAGTTGTTGAGGCAGCTAATGCGGCAGCGTCTAATGTAATTTGCCCTGTGGATTTGCTTAATGTTACCGCTGTTGCTTTGCTAG